GGCCGACTTCCATTATGGCGAGGTTGATAATAAGTATGTTGATGCTTTGGTCGAGTACCGTCTTGCAGAGGAGCGTGACAGCTTCCAGAAAGAGCAAGGCACGGTACGCGAGAAGGAAGAGCAAGAACGTCAAAAAGCGCACTACATGAAACGCTTGGAAGAAATCAAAACGCAGGGCGCCAAGAAGTTTGGAGCGAAGTTCGACGCCGCCGTCGACACCGCCCCATTCCCCGCTGAGATTGCGCGCGACATGCTCGACTCTGATTTTGGCGTTGACATATCGTATTATTTGGCTAATAACATCTCAAAGCTACGAGAGTTATCTCGCATGGACGCCACACAACGGGCGAAAGCGATGGGAAGACTTGAAGAGCGATTCTCGGCCCGATCTTCTGCCGGAAAGAAGACGACGAACGCACCCGACACCCCCGGCCGCAAGGCTTCTGGGAAGAAGGGTAAAGCGGATCCTCGCTACGGGCCTGATAATCAAGATGATTTTGATAGGGCCTTCTTTGGAAGATAAACAGGAGAAAGACCTATGACTATTACAGCCCCACAGTCACGACTGATCCTTAAAACGATCATGTCCACGCTTCGCAACAACCTTGCGTCGGCCAATATGATCGAATGGGAAATGCACTCCCAGGAGATGAACGACCGCAACGGTTTCATTGTTTCTGAGCAGGTAAGCCCAGACTACGTTATCACTGAGACAACCGGCGCAGTTGCCGACCTCTCCGGTGGCGTACAGGACACCGTATTCGGTGCGCAAACCTTCACGCTGAATAAAGTGTTCGGCCTTTCGATGGGCGCAAGCGACATCGAGGCAGTTACGACGCTTCAATCGGCTCGGAAGAACAAAGCACTGAGCAACGGCATCTCTCGCCTCGCTTCTCGTATCGACTACCACATCTTTGATGTTGCGGCCAAAGGCTTCAACAACTCGGTTGGTACATGGGGTCAAGACATCGACACCCCTGTCGAGTTTGCATCGGCGCGTACACGCTTGGCCTTGAACTCTCTCGAGAGCGATCAAGACATCGTGTCGGTACTGAACCACACCGATCATCAGCAGTTGGCAACCTACATCTACAACGACAACGCAGCGTTGGCAGATGAAGGCGTGACAGCGATGCGCAAAGGTTTCCGCGGTATGCTTGACGGCATCCCAATCAAAGCGTCCAACCAACTTGCCAGCATCACAACCGGTTCTCGCTCTTCGGGCGCTGGCGCAATCAACGGCGCGGCTCAAAACGTCAACTACGCAGCAGCAGCGGACGCAGGTTCGAACGCCGGCTACTACATGACGCAAGAACTGTTGATCGACACTCTGGGCGCGGCAGCAACCATCTCTGACGGTGAAGTCTTCACCATCGCAGGTGTTAACGCTTACGATCCAGAAGTCGGCCGCTCTCGCGGATACCTACAGAACTTTGTAGTTGTAGGCGATGCAACAGCCGACGGCGGCGGCGCGGCTACGGTTCGCATCTTCCCTGCGATCATCGTCGACGACGGTTCCTCGACAACTGGCGCTGCCGGCGTTAACCGCGCTCACGCAACAGTTGATGCGGCTCCTGCCGACGGCGCGCTCATCACCTTCAACGGTACGGCTTCCACGCTATACACACCGAAGATGATGTGGAAGAAAGAGGCAGTTGTGGCGCACTCCGCACCACTTATCATGCCTTACACCGGCCAAGGCTTCCGCCGTTCGTTGGCAGATGCCGAGCGTGACACAGTGGCACCGCTTATGCCTCGCCTCTGGTTCTACTCTGATCCAAACACTGGCGCTCACAAGTGTCGTGTTGACCTCTTCATCCAAGCGCAGATGCGCAACCGTTGGATGGGCGTGAAGTTCTTCGGCACTGCCTAAGACCTCACCTAAATGAACTGAGAAAGGCCGTGATTGACTTCGCGGCCTTTTTCTTTGATAACACCTGTACTTGACATATTAACAATGAGGACGACATGGATAATCAAGTTCCCGGTGCGGTAACCAACGCCGCCAAGAAGACCGACGGCCGAGCCTACGTGCGCAAAGACTTCCCAAAGGCGGTGTACGGCAAGAGCCTCCAAGACTGCAAAATCATCAAATGTGAGGAAGAACGCCCAGACGGGTACGTCGATCGCAAGGATTGGAAAGAGCCCCAAGCCAAGGCCGACTCCAAGCGTGATGATGCCAAGAAGGCCGAGCGCGCACTACGCCGCGGTATCATGGACTACCTGGATGAGCACGACGTAGACTACGCCAAGAACATCTCGACTTCTAAGCTAGAAGAACTTAAAGTGGCCCTCGACGCTCACCTAGAGAAGCAGGAACCATCGGATGACGCTGAATAGCACCATCATTGCGGACGCCTACCGAGAGTCGAACTTCACGGCTCAAGGTGGCGTCCTCACCGCCGACGAACAAACCGAGGGGCTTTCGCTCCTACAGGGGCTCGTTGATTCGTTCTTCGGGACGGTTGTTGGAACTCGCCCAAAGCCGTGGTTCATTCCTCGCCCGTTCAACACTTCGCCGACCGCGGCAGCATACCCGGCAACCTCGGTCGACACCGACCGTGGGTACAGGCAGGACAGCTATCCGCCAGCGAACTCGCGTGTAATACTTCGTAATACCGCTGCCCAGACCATCTATTTCCAGACAATGCCGCAAGACGGCGCCATGATGCAAATCGTCGACGCGGGCTTCACGGCCGACGTGACGCTCGATGCAAACGGGATGTTCTTCGGTGTATCAGGGACCGATACAACTGTGACGCTGACGACCGCGGTCGCTGGTGGGTCGAGAGTTCCCACCAAGACATATGTATTCCGCGGCGACATCGCCTCATGGGTTCCGATCGACGATCTGACCTATTCCGGCGAACTGCCGTTCCCCTCCGAGTTCCGCGACTTCTTTGTCACCTATTTGGCCATGCGCCTCGCACCTCGGTTCGGTAACGAGCCCGCGCAAATCACCATGCTCCGCGCGAAAGAGATGCTTTCCTTCTGCCGTGCTTGGTATCATCAGTCGATCGAATCGGTCGGCACGGGTTCCCCTTCGAGTGAGCAAACATACGCCAATCCGAACGACTATGGCGGGCTCGATGGGAGTTTTAGATAATGCCCGAGATTGATCTTGCCTTTTCCGACTTCGAGCGTATCTACGCCGACCTCCCTCCCGCTCCCTTGCGTAACCGGTTCTTTGAAGAGAACCCATTCCAAGGTAAGAAGCGGGCAGCGATCGCGCGGCCGGCCACCACCTCGATCGGCAACTATGGCACGGGACCGATTCGCAAGGTATTCTCCCAACCGGGCCTATTTGGCGGCGCTCTCTTCTTTGTGAGCGGGAATCAACTCTTCCGCCGCGACACCGACGGCACCACGTTCTCCATCAACGGTATCGTTTATGGTGAGGGCGAGGTCTCTATGTGCGTTGGCAAGGGGCTCGATTATGAGCGTCTATTCATCGCCGACGGCGCGCGCCTACAGTTCTACTCTGGCGGCACCAAGGCCAGCGGCATCGTATCATATACTGGCGGCACCGACGCCGCACCGGGCGACCAAGTCGAAGTAAACGGCACGTACTACGAGTTTGAGACCCCCGACGGTTTCGGGTTCGTGACCGACGGAGTGGGAACTTCTGGAGATGCGTTCAAGGTCGCGCTGGGCGGCACGTGGGACGTCTCCCTCGACAACCTGCGATCGGCTCTCGCCTTCGACGGCACCTCGGGCCAGACCTACTCGGCCACGATCGCCGGTCAAAACCTCCAAGTGACAGCCTCTTACTCGAGCCCAGAACTCACGATCACTGCGCGCATCGACACGGCAGCGGGCAACCTATACACGCTCACCGACCCGGTTGACACCGGCTCCAACATCCAAACGCCAGCCCTCGGCCTATTCACCGGCGGCAATAACCACGGCTTGAGCGGGATCGAGATGCCAGACGGCTTACCGCCCACCCAGGTCGGCACGCTGAAATCTTACGTGATTGTGGCAGTCGGCTCCACCGACCGGTTCTATTGGGTCGAGCCAGCGGCGGTCACCATCGACGCCTTGAACTTCGCCACGGCAGAATCCTCGCCGGATGAGATTGTATCCCTCAACATCATGCAGGATACGGTGTGGTTCGTTGGTCAATCGGTCACTGAAATTTGGTACACCACGGGCGATCTGGCCCTCCCATTCTCGCCCGTGTCAGGACGTGTTTACGACCGTGGCGCTTTGCCGGGAACTGTGGTAAACATCAAGGGAACATTGTATCTTGTCGATCAAGATTACGTCGTCTATGCTATCTCTGGAGGGGCTCAACGCGTTTCCAATCACGGCATTGAAGAGCAAATTCGACTAGCAGTCGCAGCGGAGTCATAACATGGCCATAGTATACACAGCATCATTCGACATCTACGGACCCGGCACCGCGCTGGCGTTCTACAATAACGATGCCGATTGGGGATGGGATTTCAGCGCAGATGATTGGACTATCCTCGGGGATGTCGTTCAATCGAACCCAGCCGGCTCCTTCGCCAACAATACGCAGTCTTACGGTAACTACGTCATCGACAACCCTTCATGGGGCTCACGGCGCGGTGATTACTCGTTCGGCGCCCAAGCGACCAACCTTTACCGCACCGGCCTCGGCGGCACGGCGTACCAGATGTCCGGCGCGGAGATGCCTCGCGTGTCAATCCCCGGCGCATCGCAGCACGTGCGGATATTCCACATCGCCTTCTCTTGTGATTCTTTGCCGGCCTTGGAACTAAACCACGGTCAAATTGTCTGCTTCCAGAACTCCTTCGGGCAGGTACGCGGATGGCTTGGCGTAAACCCATCGGGTCGCCTCGTCGTATATGACGGCGACCCTTACAACGTGACCATCTCGGGCGACCTGCTGACCACGCCAAACGTGACGGCAGTATCCTCGGCGCCGGTCATCGTGGCCGAGACATGGCAGTCTCTAAGCATCAAAATCACAACGAACGGAGTTGATGACAACGTCGACATTCAGGTGTACGCGGGCGACATCATCGCCTCGAACCTTGTCATCAACGCCACCGGTCTATCCATGGCCACCACACTCTCGCCACAGATCGACATCCTCGGCCTACTCCCACCGGGCTTTGCCCGTCACTCGGGCTCGGGCGATGACCTCGACTTCACTCACCGGTACGTCCGCGACCTCGTGGTTTGCGACACATCCGGCACGTATAACACCGACCTCCTCGGTCAAGTCTTTGTCGCGGCGCAAGAGATGCGCGCGGAAGATGCTGGCGGCGGATGGGATGCGGAAACACGCTCCAACATCTCCGACGGTGTTCTCAACATGCAAACCGCCAACACTGGCCTTTACGCGGGCGACAACGCTCTATTGGAACTCGGATCGGGCGACTTCGCGATCGAGGGCTTCTGGCGCGCTCACTCGCTGCCGATCGGCACCTCGGAAATGACCTTCGCATCTAAGTGGCAAGCCGACACGAACGCACGCTCTTGGCGCCTGTACTACGATGCCGACGGTGGTAACCTATGTTTCGACATCTCGACCGACGGTACGGCAGTCACGCAACTGTTCGCCTACCCATGGACGCCAGACCTCGACAAGTATTATCACATCGCGGTGGATCGCTCGACGGCGGTTACGCGCATATTTGTCAACGGCACGCAGCTTGGTGTCGACATCACGGACGCCAACACTTACCACAACGGCGCTGCCAACTTCGGCCTCGGGTCGGATTGGAACTCCAGTAACACGCTCGTTACCGCAACGGCGTTTGACGGTTTTGTCGATGAGTTCCGCCTCACGGTTGGCGCCTCGCGCTACACCACGGACTTCACACCGACGGCCGTTCCATTTGGGCGCGACGTGGGCGGTGACGCCAGCTTCGCAAGTGTCGAGTTGCTCATGGGCTTCGACGGCGGCGCAATCATCGACGAATCCGACAACGCCTTCACTCTGACACCCGGCACGGGCGTTACGGCAGATGAGCCGGACGACGATGACAACTCATTCCAAGTCCTCAACCGTCGCCCAGCATGGGACGATACCTACATCGAGGCTCGGAACACCTTCGCGACGACCATCCTCACTCTGACAGGATTGCCGCTCAACACTGAGACCGTTGTCCTCGGCGCGCAAACCTATACCTGGGTGACGTCTCTCTCGGCCGGACCAACAGTCGCTTACGAGGTTTTGATCGGCGCCGATGAGGCAGAGTGCCTCGACAACATCCTACAGGCAGTCAACGGCGGCGCGGGCGTGGGTACGGTCTACTCTACCGGCACCGTGGCCAACGTCGACGTGTTCGCCTCGGCGCTGCCAACTCCACAAGGATTGTTCACCGCAACAGCGATCGGCACGGCCGGTAACTCTGTAGTGAGCACCGAGACGCTGACAAACGGCTCCTTCCCCGACACCACATTCGACGGTGGCGAGGACATCCCAGCGCCTTCTGACTTCGCCATGGAGCGTTTGCCAGTGGATGTGACAGGTGTTCTCGGTATGCAGATCACCGCGCGCGGGTTCAAGTCCGACGCGGGCTCCGCACAACTCCGCTTCGACCTTGTAGGACCGGCCGCGGCAGTAGGGACCGGTACGGCTCTCGGGACCGACCTAAACCCAGCATGGCTTCGCCAAGTGTTCGAGGAAGACCCCGACACCGTCGCCACCATCACGCCGTCAACCATAACTGGGGGCCGCGTCCGCGTAACAAGGACGGTATAAATGGCGTTAGAACAAGCATTCGTCACCGGCGTAAGCGTACAGGTCGTTACTCAATCCCCAGCGAGTAGCGGCCTCAAGCACGTTCTAACTCAAGCGGTCTCGCAGCTTATCATTCGCGGCACGCCGAAACGCTCACAGGTTTCTCAGGTGTCGTCGCAAATCGTCATTGCGACCACGCCCTATCGGGTACAGGTCGCCCAGTTGTTGGCTCAAATCCTTGTGCAGAACCCCGCTTTCCGAGGCGGCACATTCTACACGTCCGGCGTAGAGCCCCAAGTCGTATACACGGTCGGTGTACCGGACACCCCACGCCAAAAGGCATGGACGTTCGACTTTGACGGCCACACCTTCTACGTTCTGGACCTCGCCGAGCAAGGCGCAATGGTCT